GAAAGATACTCTCGTCTTAGCCCCCAACTGATTGTTGAGCTAATTCAGTCCTGCTATTGGGACCCCAAGCGCGCCATCGAGTACTTAAATGTATTGATCAAGCAAGACCTCTGAGTGATCGGAGTGTTCGCCAATAGCTATGTGTATAATATACACAACTTTGGGTAACTCTTTAATGACTTCACTGTCGCAGGTGTAGTACGCAAAATAGCCTAGCACGCTGTTTTAGTTAAGACATAAAAGCCCCAGAGTTTCTAACCACAATAATTATTGCTACTATTTTTAATAATAACAAATTTCTTACTGCGGCTAGTAAGGCGAAGTTTAAAGGTTTTGTAAGACTAACAGAGTGGATTACTCTGAAAGAATTACCAAAACTTTTAACCTTTGCCATCTGGGCAACGAGAGAGAAAAGATTCCATCAAGACTACAAACTATTTATAAAGCGTGTAACTGAACTGATTAAACAGAACGGTTTTAACTTTGCCTTTAAATACTTGAAAGAGTGTTTAAGACTAGTTACTTTATATTTAGCGGGTAGCCCTCAAACCACTAAGGCTCAAAAGGCCATTGGTGTAAGAGTAAACCAATATGGATTGCCTGTTATAATTCCTGCTTCAATTCGTAAAGAACTTTCGTTCGATACTGTTGAAAGTAGAGTTACTACTCGATGTATCATAACACTTATCTCTATTTTTAGAGTCTTCCCTACTAAGGTGAAACCCGATTTAGGAACTATTACTAGTCCTTTTTCCGGAGCCTCTAGAACGCTTGACGAAAGTCAGCTTTCTGGTATAGTAAGAAGATTTACGAAAGGATTTAAGTTAAAATTTGGTCCTATCAAAGGCTTTATCTCTGAATCCGCGGGACCTATCGCCAAAAAAGCAACTTGGGGGGCAGGTATAGACGCATTAGCGCTATTAATGTACCCACGACAAGCTTTTTGTGTTTTGAAATTATTAGTCACTCAAAAAGAGGGACTCAAATTTGCAATTTCACTATTGCTTATTTGGTTATTAGTTGGCCCTATTTACATTGTAATGTGTAAAAGTGGGATTAAAGATTGTCTACCTATTGGACGTCTTTCGGTCGTATATGATCAGGCTGGTAAAGCCCGTATTGTAGCTATGGCAAATTGGTGGATTCAGTTAGTTCTCCTTCCTCTTCATAAAAGCATCTTTGATGTTTTAGAAACGAAAGAAACTGACGGAACCTTTAACCAAGATGCACCTCTTAGTAGACTAATGAAAGCCCCTAATAGAGAGCACAAGTTTTCATGTTTCGACTTAAGTGCCGCAACAGATAGATTACCGGTTGATATACAAGTACAGATTCTAAATCTTTTAGGTTTAGATGGTCCGTCTTGGAAAACCTTATTTGACTATCCTTGGTATTATAAAAATGAAGGTGTTAAATACGAAGTAGGGCAACCTATGGGAGCTTACTCCTCGTGGGCGATGTTAGCTTTAACTCATCACATTGTGGTGCTTTTAGCTGCTGAACTTGCAGGTGTTAAGAATTTTACATCTTACGCATTGCTTGGTGATGACATCGTGATTAATCATGATGGAGTTGCTGAGAAATATGTACATTTAATGAATACTCTAGGTGTTAGCATTAACATGTCAAAATCAGTTGTTTCCAGTCAATTATGCGAATTCGCAAAAAGATTGGTTACACCTGAGTTTGAAGTCTCTCCGATCGGTGCAGGTAATTTATTACTTGTATCACGGAAGACTAGCATGATAGGGGCTTTACTAGCGGAACTGTATAACAAATCAATCATAGTTGATTCTAAGACGGTTATAGAATTATTAAATTCTTTCCCACGTAAAGTGGAATTGAATTTTATAATTTTATGGACTTATTTTGGATCATGTCGACACCTTTACTCCGCACGCCTTACATCCACTTTCATGGATATATGGAACACTTACGGGGGTAGTCAACTGATCATGTTTAGTTACGGCTATCATCTTTTCAGTGGTGTAAGAACCACTTTATATGATGAAGTTGTATACGAGGCACCCAAAAAAGCTTCAGATGAAGAATATAACTTTTGGTTAAAATTCTACAAAATTTCGGCTGTTAAAGGATGGTCCAATAGACTTCTAGAAAGTCTGACCCTCGTATTTTCACCGTGTTTGTATTTGTATTGTTTGGGACTTCTTAGAGCGACTGAAGATGCAAAACGCAAATCTTTAGAGTTCCGAAGAGGAAGATTTCGGCCTGACAAACCAGAAGTTTTACTGGAATATTCCGAGTTTAATACGCTTAGTGTTAAATGGTCGAAGAAAACAGCAAAACGATACGGACAGTTTGTAACTAAACTACACAACAATATTAATGAATTAACTCGTAGCGAAAGTTACGATTAATCTTAGTATTGTAGCAAGGGTAGAAGCAAAATATCTGTAGTCTGAGTCTTTTCAATCGCATTTAGGGCACATGGCTGAGTTTACTGAAATATTGTAAAACGGTTGTGTTTATGGCTCGAAAGGTCGACCTAATGAAGTTGTCTAGAGAAACATGTAAACATGTACGTTTGCTTAAACAGCTTTTCACTAAAGTTGGGGTG